CTCTTCCTTAGGCTCAGGAATATATATAGTGATCTTAGCCACGTAATCCTGCTATTCCACCTTTAGCCATTAAGTCGTCTCGTGTACTATGTCGTGGTGCACCAGGGGCTCTTCCTACATTCGCCGGGTTACTTTCTAATTTATCCATAGCGCTCATTACTTTATTTAAATTTGGTTGAGAATAAGTTTTCCCTGCATCCCTTCTTTTAATCATAGCATCAGCTCTTTTTTGTAAACTACCCATTGGTCCTTTACCAAACATAGACACTGGATTATATCCCTGTAAAACTCCACCAGGTTGATACATCCCTGCTGCTGCAGTACGTTGAGGTGCACTAAAATTTCTCCATGCTTGCATACTTGGAGTGTTGGTAACTTTATTTCTAAAAGAATCTGCCAAAACTTTTCCAATTCCACCTTGACTCATCAGGTCTATTATCGAAGCAAAAATATTTTTTTTCTGTTCTTCGGGTATGAGATAGTCATCTTGTTCATCAATGGTCTGGGCATCTACGAGATCATAATTATATAGAGAGTCTATACCTTCTCTAGGTCTACCCTTATTATAAGAGGGAGGGAAATATAAATTGTTATATGACGGAAAATAGTCTGCAGTTGTAGAAATATCTTCACCCACAACCTCATTAGAATTTCCTTGATTATTTCCTAATGCTATTAAAAACTCTTCTTGTGTCATTATCTTCTCCCGTCCGCTTTCGCGTCTAATCTTAATGTTCCATATCGCCAAGTTTCTCCTGTAGAATCATTAGCAATATTAAGTGAAACCAATCTTCCTCTGGCTCTAGTATCTACCTTATCAGTAGTTGAGGTAACTGTAAAGGGTCCTAATGGAGAACTTACAGCCGTCGTATCAGGGTAGGAACTTATGTATATAGTAACCTTAGCATTCCCTGTTAAGAATTTAAAATCAGGTAAAAATCTTCTTACCGACATAAAATATTCACCATCCCCTCGATAATCAACTACACCTGTAGATTGACCTAAAGGTGATTTTCTTGTGGTAATATCATAATCTCCAGATCTAATGTAAGCATTAATAGAAGTCGTACCTGTACTATTAACTTGATCAGTTCCTTCTTCTTGGGAGTAATACATCGTCGCTCCATATTTACTAGTAATTCCTAATATAGACGGAAATACAGGGGTTGCTGTTGAAGTATAATCAGTTGCGTATGGATTACTAAAAACATTTGCATCAATCCAAGTTGTTCTATCTAAAGAACCTGTTGTCCATACATTCTCCCCGTAATTATATGTAACACATCTATCAATTTGCTCACTACCATTTTTAGGATAGAAAAAGTTTACTTCATTATATAAATTATTATGACCAGCTGCTACTAATCTATTAGAAGCGTAATTAATTCCTAAATTATTTCCATTACTATTGAATACAAAATCCTCTACTAAGCATGGAAGATATTTAACTGTACCATCAAATCTAAAAAATCCACCTGCATCACCCATCCAATATACCGCTCCATCGGCTGCAACAGCTGCATGTTGCCCGATGCATCCACAATTGGTACCTGCTAATTTAATACTAAATGTAAAAGGTGGGCCTACATATTGTGCTACATAAGCTGCCGTATCAGTTAAGATTAAAAGATAATCTTTACCTGTAACCGCTGCTCTAATTTCATTTCCGTTATCTAATCTAAAAGTACCTGCAGTATTTGTCGCTGTAGGAGCATAAGTATTTAAATCTTCTTGGTTAGAGAATCTTACAAACATTGGATCTTGAGTTGTGCTATCTCCAATAGTTGTCTCGGTACCTAAATGAAATAAGTGTCTATCTCTATCCGACACAATTGTCATTACAGATGCCGTAGGATTATTAGTAGTTTGAAAATTAGTTGTCGTTGTAGAAGCTCTGACACCTGTTGGAGCGCCTGCACCCGCATTCCATGTATAAGTTTTTCCATTAAATATTGTAGCAACTAAAACTTGACCATAGTTATCTAGACTCCAGTTTCCTGGATCCAGAACCACGGAACTTGTTGTTCTTGCAGTTCCCCATGTTGAACTTCCCCATAAATAAGTACCCCAACCATAGCCTAATGTTTGAGTAGTAGGTCCTACTGTAATATAAGGAGTAAGAGTAGCTGCGCCTACAGCAGTCATGCCTGCTCCAGTTTCATTACTCGATGCTTGTACTTCTAACCAATCACCTCCAGAATCTACAGTTATAATTTCGTAAGTTTTTTCTAAATCAGATGCAGTGTAAGCAGAATCAGATGTAACGGTTACAGATGTAACGACAATATATTCTCCTTGAGTTAAACCATGAGAAGCTTTGTTAAATCGAACCACATTAGAACCATTTGTAGTTGTTATGGTAAAACCTGTTATAGCTGTATCCAGAGGAGTAATATCAAAAAACTCATCCCCATAATAAATAAATAAACCTTTACTGGTTCCAATAGCAGTATACTTCTGTCCAGCTAAACTAGTAAAAGCATGTTGGGCTCTTGCCGGCCCAGGTAAAGTTTCTTGAGATGAAGTTAATTGATTCCATCCACCTATTTTTTCTGGAAGACCATATCTAAATCTAACAAAATCTCCATCTACCCATTGGCTTTCAGCCCCTGATTCGGTAGCTTGTTTGTTAAACCCAGGCTTGAAATTTAATTTCTGTAGCATATAGTAGCTTATATAATACTTATGGAAATAATGAAAGAGCGAAAATGCAGATCTTAGAGGCTGTTGTACATATTAAAGGTGTAATAAATCCTCTCTTATTGGAAAAAGTTATTAAATTCATAGACCATAAAGCTACTAAAAAACTTTCTGTCATAAGTGGGGACAGTCTTAAAGATTACAGGAGTGTGAAGGGATATCACCTTAATACTAAAACTCCTTCCAATATGTTTTATTGGAATATAATTAAAAAAGAAATTCAACGATTATATGTATATTATAAAATTAAATTTCCTCTCATAAAATCTACTACCGTTAATCAAATGGATCTCTTAAAATATGGACCCGGGGGAGAATATAAAATGCATAATGATCATCATGCTTTAACCCCTAGAACACTTACGGCTATTCTTAATCTTAATGATTCTTATGAGGGAGGTGAGTTAGCTTTTGGAGATCAAAAAGAAAATGAAATAGCACAATATAAATTAGGCAAAGGAGACATCTTATTTTTTCCTAGTTGCTTTTTATATCCCCATTCTATAAAAACCATTACTCAGGGAAACAGATACAGTATAGTAACATGGCTACAGTAGATTATAAATTAATAAAAAATTTTTTTTCTAAAGAAGAAATATTGTTTCTACAAAACTACTGCAATCGAAAATTAGATACAGATAAAGATTATGTTATTGATCATCAATCTTTTTCGCCGGCTTTCGATACGGATGAGGTAATGTTTTCTTTTTTAGATATAAAAAAATCTAAAGTAGAAGAAGAATCTAATTTAAAATTATTTCCTACATATGCGTATTGGAGATATTATATTTTTGGTGGATCATTAAAGTTCCATAGGGATAGACCAGCGTGTGAAGTTTCTGTTACAGTTTGTCTTAAAAAACATGATAAGTGGCCTTTAGTAATAGAGAATGAATCTGTAGAATTAGAAGAAGGTGATGGATTATTATACGCAGGTTGTGTTCAACTTCATGGAAGACCTGGAATTTATAAAGGAGAAGGAATGGCTCAGGCTTTTTTTCATTACGTAGATCAGAGTGGACCTTTTACCGCACATGCATATGATAAATTTAGGCTTAGTCATTTACCAGCTTCTGTTTATGAATCTCCAGAGGATTTGATAATTAAAAAAAATCTTATTAAAAAATATAAAAAGAATGATTAATATTTTAAACAAACAAAATAAACTTAGTGAAACTAGATATAGTATTAATGTAACATATCCTAGAACTGTTAACATAATACATGGTCATTATCCTTACCCTGAAATTATTCATGATTTTATTCTTCAAATAAAAAATAATTTAAATGATGATATGAATAATTACACTAATGTGAAAGGAGGCATGACTAAATGGGACTATTTTTTAGATAAAAAAAATTTTATTGATTTTACATCTTTTATTATAAATAAACATCAAGTAACTCATGGGGATATTTTTGAATATTTTTTTGAAAAATTTATATTTATGAATGCTTGGGGCAATGAAATTAAATTAGGAGATAGTCTAAATTATCATCATCACAATTGCATACATGGTATTTTATATTTAACAGATGGATGCGACTTAATATTACCAGAATTAAATCTTAAAATAACTCCTAAATTAGGTGATTATTATATTTTTCCACCCCTAATATCACATGGTTTTAACCCTAGCGTTTTAGATACAAATAGGTATAGTCTTGTTTTTAACATAGAGAATAAATGTAATAACTTTGATTACTTTAAAAAAAATCTTATTAAAGAATATAAAAAGAATGATAGAAAAAACAGGTAACATATCAAATTTTATAGCTGTCTATGATAACTATATTATAGATTCCGAATGTAATAAAGCCATAGACCTATTTGAGCAGGAGGATAAACTTCATCGGAC